AGTTCTACCTACACCTTGTACACCTGTTTGCCCATGAGAAAAGGAAGGTAGTCCTGTGCTCTCGTCAGCAAGCACTCTAGCTTTATCAAACAGTTGTAAGTTCTCATTAGATACGTTAGGGAACTTAGTACCAAATATAGCTTGACCCGGAGCACCACCCTGTCTTCTGAACACTTTACCCGGATACACCGATAAGTCTTGCCCGGGAACTAAGTTAGTTTCATCTACTTCTATAAGTAAGTTACCTGATAACACTGCGTTGTCCACTGCCATTCTCATAAAACCATTCATAAGAGTTTGTGTGTCATCCATGTTCTCAGCTAAACCTACACCAAAGAAAGAGTATGGGTTTAATTCATATGGAGCTGCCATATAAGGTATCTTAGCAGGTTTAAATGGATTAAGTACTACTCTTAATACCCTACCATTACATATCCATATATTAGCTTGCAATTCGTCATAATCTTTTAATTGCTTTGGTATTTCTACTTCTTGCTCTAAGAGCATTTCGGTTTCAATCATACCCCAATATTCTAGCACTTCATATCTATCTACATAGTTACCTTGATTATAATCGGATAAATCATCTTCCCAATATTTTTTAACATAATTCTCACCTTCCCTTACAGCTTCGTCTATAACATTTGCTCTAAAGTAAGGTCTACGTTTTAATGCACGTAAAGCGGTACGTGACATCTTATGTCGTTCAATAATAAATTGTGCTTCATCCATATTATTTGAATCAGGATCAGGATAAAAATCCCAAACGGATACATGATTTACTTGCGGTATAGTTTTAAAGACAGGATTATATTCTCCTTCTGCATCCCAATTAGGATATTCTTTGTCTACAGCAAAAGGTCCTTTCATTACTCCTGTTCCAAATAAGGACATCTCAAATGCAGTGCTTCTTAAATGTTTAGTTGCTCCTGATTCTTGAAGTTGATCTATAATTTTCTTTTCCATAGACTTAGCTGCAATCATAGCAGGACTATATGTTATAGATGTAGGAGTTTGCCCAACACCTTCTTTAAGGTTTTCAACATCGCCAAGCTTTTCTTCCAAAGGTCCAAGACCATCTTGCAAACTTTGTGCAGTAGCTCCTCTAGGTAATTCTTTACCATCACCGTTAAAACCATAAGGGGATTCATTTGGTGTATCTTGGTTACGTAACTGCGGAGGTTCTTTAGGGTCGAAATTAACATCTTTTTGTACTCCTTCTGGTAGTTCGGTAGGCTCAATACTTATAGGAAACTTACCACCTGAAAATAAAACATCTGCTATTTGTCCATATGCCGCTAGTGTTTTTGTTTTAGTTACTTTAATAAACACTCTTGATTTTTCGGCTTCTGTAAATTGTACATCAGGACCATATATACCTCGATAGTTTCTATAAGCACGAACCCATCTTTGTTCATCTTCATATCTATAATCTTCTGCTTTTTCAAACTTTGACATGACATAATCAGATAACCCAGAAATACCTATATCTGCTACAGTACTTTCTTCTACGTCATCTAATGCTATTGCATCATCTTCTATATTTATTTCATCTTGAGCCATGTTAATATCCAAACGTTGAATCGGCTACAGGCATACTTCTCGTAGGAGCACCCATAGGGTCGTAATCAAATATACTGAATCTAGGTCTTGACATTATGCCATATCTTAGAGCATCATACAAGTGATCTTCTGCACGTGTGTCCACATCTTCCGGATTTTTTTTATCCAAGGGGAGGGCTGGTAACTGTGACACAGTGTCCGTGCAAGTATTAAAGAAAACAAGTCTTGGTTGCTCCGTAAATTCATCTATTTGCAAACGTCTATGTATCTCATTTTTACCAGATACACGACTACCTTTACTTCTATCAGAAGGTCTAAATCTACACCCTCTCATTGTCATCTGTTCAGCCAAAGAAGGACCAGTATCCCCACGTTTATGCCACAAAGAACTATCCAAAACCCCATACTTAATATTTCCATCATCTGCTTCAGCTTCCAATATCATATCTGCCAGATCTGCGGCAAGTACTTTAGAAACGTATAACTCTCTATATACAATAATCTGTTCATCTGGAGAAACAGCAAACCACAGCACCCCACTATAAGAACCATAACCATAATCGCAAGCCCTAAATTTAACCCAATTTCTTGGAATTGAAAAAGGCTCAATAACGTGAACATTCCTATCAAACTCAGTAAAAGCAGCACCTTCTTTAATATCCCAATCACCTTCCAGCAACTGCCTACGTTGGTGTTCAGGTAAGGAAAGAAGCATTGCTTCATAGTCACCTTGGGCAGACAAGTAGGGATTGTCTGATAATCTTGCTGGGATAAACCTACGTTTAAATAGAGCCTGTCCTGCTTTCGTGTGTCCTTTAGGGTAGGAAAGAACATTCCCTGATTCAATATCCGTGGCATCAAATTTTCTTCCGTATGGTGCAGGGTCAATGAACATTTTCTTGACCCACTGATGACCCGGACCTCCGGGGTTAGTTGTTGCTCTCATGTAGACAGGCAAATCCTGTGCAACTGAACGCAAACGTGAACGCATATAGTTCCAAGCATACG